GATACTCCTATAGCACTCTCGTGTTATCTATTGTTGAAAAATGATGATATCACAGGTTTGATCAACTTGAGTGTTAATCCTCTCAACTACGAGGATATGACTAAGTTTGCTGATGACTATGCTGCAGTAAGTTTTCTGAAAAAGTATGAAGGGTTTCCCCTTAAACTACGTCAGGATACAAAGCTTGCAGCTATGAAGTCAACGGCTCACTGCGAATATTTGTGCGATAAGACTAACCGAAGACTACGGAATTGCGATTTTTCTCAATCGCAATTAGATATCTTAATTAAGGCATCTAATTTAATTTCCTCCGTTCTCCAGAGTTGTCCAACCGTTGCAGATATTTTGCAGAAAGACGGTATTCCGTCCTTTGGTCCCGGTGTTAGTTCATCGTGTAAGGGTCGATATACATTTGTATATAATAAACTAGACTCTGATCTACATGTAACTGCAACTGCAGTGCCTTACGCAAAAAGTTTGTTAAACTTATGCCCTAGGTTAATACCTTCATACCCTGAGTCCTCTAAAGAGGATTTAGATATAGAAGGTCACTTCAGTCTGCCTTATGATCTTCTTGTTATTCCCGGGAATAGTTTCACAACTGTTCCAAAAAATGCAAAGACTGATCGTCCCATATGTATTGAGCCACACCTTAATATGGTGTTGCAAAAAATGTATGGCGGTGTTATTTCTAAGCGCCTCCAAAGGTTTGGGATTGATACAAGAACACAACATTCAGTCAACGTTAAGTTGGCTAAAAGTTGTAGTATAGATGGCCAGATGGCTACTATTGATCTAAGTTCCGCAAGCGATACCATTTCATCCGAATTAGTTAGGAATCTATTACCCGACGACTGGTTCAACACTCTAAATAACATACGCTCTTAGAGCACACGTTATGGTGATGTTGACCGTATCAACTCGAAGTTTTCTTCGATGGGTAATGGTTTCACCTTTGAGCTTGAAACATTACTGTTTTGGGCAATCAGTGCAGCGTGTCTTGAAACTTTGGACATACCGCGCAAAGGTAACTTATCGGTATTCGGAGACGATATTGTTGTTCATATCGATGCCGCTGATCTCTTAGTAGATACTTTAGAGTCATGCGGTTTCGTTATTAACAAAGATAAATCGTTTTCAACAGGTTATTTCAGAGAATCGTGCGGCAGTGACTATTGGGCGGGTTTTAATATCCGACCTTACTTCTTAAAGAAGGAAATCATCAATGCGCAAAATCTCATTGAAATCGCCAATGGTATCCGTCACTATGCATCTAGACGAATGTGTGGTCTCTTTTCAGATCTCCGTTTTAAAGGTGTGTGGCATTGTGTGCTTGACGATATTACTCTTAACGAGCAATGTATCGGACCAAGCTCTCTCGGCGATACTGTTATCTGGGCTCAATTAAACGAGCTTAACGATGCAGTAGTACCGACACATGTTGATGGAATCTGTTACGCCGTTTGTGTACTCGACAAGGGAAACCGAATCAGGCCACACAATAGGTTTTTAACAGGAGCTTTAATGACATCCAGATCTCCAGTTATGGAACTTGGTTGTCAATTTTCAGTTGATGATGGTTCACCAATGTCTAAAAAACATAGAGGAAA